CCGGCACCGAGATGGTGCCGAGCGCGTTCGCGGCGTCGACGCCGGTCGAGAGGCTCTCGACGTACTGGTCGGCGACGTCGCGCAGCGCGTACGCGGCCTCCTGGGCCGCTTCGTCCATGAGCGCGCCGCCGTCGCGGGCCTGGCGCATGTCGATGTCGTCGACCTCGAACGCGAAGTACTTCGCCTGGTCGATGACGAGCGCGCGCTGCGCGTCGGTGAGCTGCTCCGGGTTGATGGTCGTGACGCCCTTCACGTACGTCTGGACCGTCGGCCGCGAGATGCTCACGATCCGGACGGTGTCGCCCTGGTTCGCGATCTCGCCCTCGTAGTCGCGGTTCACGACCGTGGGGCCGGCGTACACGAGCGCCTTCTTGAGCGAGGTGAGCAGCTGCGCTGCCCACACCTCGGGGATGAAGTTCTGGATCGACACGGGTGACCCTCCAGGTCAGCTCGTGATCCCGAGCAGATCGTTCAGGCGGCCTTCGCGCTTGGCCTTCGCGATCTCGTCCGGGGTCATGTTCTTCAGGTCGTCGCGGGTCAGCTGGGCGGGACGGTTGCCACCGCGCACGCCCTGGCGGAGGTCCGGGCCGCCCTTGCCGGTGCCGGCACCCGAACCGTTGGAGTTGCCGCCGTCACTCGAGCTCTTGGCGAGCTTCGAGAACTTCTCGCGCAGCTGCGCGATGGCGTCGCTGTCGACCTCGCCGTCGTCGGTGACGTACTTGCGCAAGTTGAGGTCCTCGACGATCGCTGCCGGGTCGTCGACGACGCCCTTCAGCTCGGCCTTGATCTCCGCCGCGGCGAGCTTCTCGGCGACCTCGAGCCGCGCTGCCTGTCGGCCGCGCTCTTCGGCCTCGGCGATCGCCTTCTCGTTCTCGTCCATCTGCGACCGCTTGAGCTGCTCGAGCTCCTTGGCCGCCTTGGCGTTGCGCTTGGCCTGGTCCTCGTGCTTGCGCGCGAGCGACTTCCACTTCGCGACCTCGGCAGTCAGGTCCGTACCGGACCCGCCGCTGCCGGTCGCGTTCGCACCGTCGCTGTCACCGCCTTCGTCACCGTCGTCTCCGTCGCCGGTGGCGCCGCTGTGATCGGTCCCGGAGCCGGCGCCGTCGTCCTCCTCGAGGAACCACGGACGCGACGTCAAGAGCCGGAACTTCGAGAGCGGATCGGTGAACATGTTGCGGGGTCCTCCCGTGTCGGGAATCGCTGCCCCGGGCCGTGTCGGCCAGGGCAGCGAGATCACAGGTCGTCCGGGCCAGTGAAGCCGTGACCGCGGACACCGAGCACCGGGCCGAGCTCGCCGTGCTCGTGCACGACCAGCACGTCCCGATAGTCGATCGGGTCGCGTGCACTCGCGTCGCTCGCGCCGAACCGGGCGGCGATCGCGTCGTGCACACCTTCGAGCGTGTCGACGTCGAGGACCTGGCCGGGATCCGCGTCGCCGTAGATCGGCAGCACACCGCAGTCGCAGCCCGGATGGATCGGCAGCAGGTCCTCGCGCCGGTACCGCTGGGTGCTCGCCACGACGCACAGGCCGCACGAGCGCGAGCCGGTGAGCGTCCGCCGGTAGCCGACGACATCGCCCGTCTGGGCGAGCACATGACGAGCTGCGTGGGTCTTCGCAAGCTGCAGATCTGTCGCTGCCAGCGACTGCGCGCGGCGCAACCCCCGGCGGGCGGCGACGTCGATCGGCTCACCGTGCGCGAGTGCCGTCCATACCGTCACGCCGGCACGCCGGTACACCTCGACCGGGTCGACGCCGCGCAATCGGTCGATTGCCGTGTCGGGGATGCCGACCGGGACGGCGGGCCGGCCGAGGACCTCAACCGCGACCGCCGCGAGGTACACGTCGGTCAGCGCCGCCATCTGCCGTTGCGCGCCCGTCACGACCGGGACGACCGCGGCGACGAACCGGTCGATGTCGACGTCACGGTACGCCTCGAGGCCACCCCAGACAGTCGCCACGAACGCGAGCACGCGGCGCCGCAGCTCCGCCATCGCACCGGCATGGCGGTCCACGAGCGCACCGAGCGCGGACGACGCCATGCCCGGTTACGTCTCCTCGAGCCGCAGCGATCCCGGCGCCGCGCCGGTGAAGGTGAGGCCGTCGAAGCCGACGATCTGCGCGGCCGCTGCCGGATCGACACCGGATCTGATGAGGACACCCATCGCGTCGGCCCGCGCCTTCACGTCAGCAGGGGTCACCGGCGGTACCGGTGCGGCCGCTGTCGACGCTGCCAGGAGCGCGTCCTGCGCGCGGTCCGACTGCATCCGCTCGATCTCCTGCGGCGAATAGTGCAGGTCGGTCATGAGCTGCCGCCACGGCACGCCCGCCTGCTGCTTCTTCACCGCCGCGTCGGCGAGCTGCGCGTCGGACTTGCGTTCGGGGTCCGCCCAGATCACCTGGGCGTCGGGCCCGAGCGCGTCCTTCTCGGAGAGGTACGCGAACGCGAGGCGCATCACCTGCTCCCAGCTCTCGCCGTAGGAGATCTGACGGCTCGCGACCTTCGCGACGAGACGCGACTCGGCGGCCGCGAGCGCGTCGGCGCTGGCGTTGATCAGGTCGCCCTGCACGTAGTGGGGCGGCAGGCCAGTGAGCGTGACGAGCATCTTCACGTCGTCGCGGATCGCCTCGAGTACCGGCTTCAGGTCGACCTGGGCGAACTCGCCGAACTCGACGTCGGTGTCCTCGACCGCCCACAGCAGATCGACGCCGGGGATGAACGGCAGCTCGAGCTCGTTGCCGTCCTCGTCGTGCGTCTGGACGCCCTTGACCCACCGCTGCCGGTAGGCCTGCATCTTCGTGATGATCAGCCGGTTGAGGATCGTGTCGTTGATCCGGTCCTGGATGTCGATCACGCCCTCGAACTCGCCGCGGCCGTCACCGCCGAGCCTCGGGCGGGTCACGAACCGCACCACGGGCACCTGCCCGAGCGGGTTCGCGACCGGCTCGTCCTCTTCTTCCCATGTGGTGCGGGGCCGCTCGGTGTGCGCCGCCGGTTTCGGGCCGACGAAGTAGTGGATCGTCCCGGGCAGGTACAGGACCGCGCGGCGTTTCTCGTCGACGTCGTCAACCCACGTCTTCAGCGCGGCGCGCAGTACACGGCGGTTGACCGGATGGTGCTCGGCGATCACCTGCCGTGGATCCTCGGCAGTGATCAGCGGGACCGCCCCGTCGTCCGGCGGCGGCCCGACGAGCACGTACGCGTCCGAGGCCCACAGCGCGGTCTCGTGCACCATGTCGCTGTCGGCGTCGAGGTTGTTCGCCTGCCAGATCCGCCAGGCGGTCCGATCGTTCTCGGCGCTCGAATCACCGCCCGTGCGGAACCCCTCGACCCGGAGCCGCTCGTGCGTGCTCTCGACGACGAGCTCCATGTAGTTCGTGCGGGCCTTCCGCTGGAATCGGCGGAACAGCTCCCGGCACCGCTCGTCACCCTCGGGCAACGGATGGTCGCCGCTGTAGTACCGCTCGAGCCGGTCGTAACGCCGCCGGCGGTCCTGCAGCTTCTTGTCGAGCCGCGCGAGCCACCAGCCGGGAGAGCCGGGCGTCGTCGTGTCGATCGGCACGGACCCTCCCTCGAGGCGAGGTCACCGGCGCACGATGCGCGCCACCTTTCTACGGTTGCCGACACCCCTCGCGAGCGCCTGCATGCGTGCGCCGTACGCGAGCGTGGCCGCGACCGCGGCGTCGATCTTGCGGGGCGAGTCGGGATGCTCCTTGGCGATGAGCAGCCCCGACCGTGACGGCCGCCGACGGGCGTTCAGCACATGCCGGGTCAGCGCGTACGACCCGTCGTGAGTGAGCTCTCCATCGACGACAGCGCCGTGGAACTGCTCGTACAGCCGGACCTGCAGGCTCGTGCGCCCGCCCGTCATCCACCATTCGATCGGGTGGTCACGCGACGCCCGCACCTTCAAGCGGGGCCCGTAGCGCGCTTCCCAGCGAGCGACATACGTCTCCCAGCGGGCCGGGTCGGCGAAGAACCCGACGACCCGATAACGGCGAAAGCATTCGTCGACCGCAGCGCCGACCCTAGCGACCGGCACACGCCAGTTCTCGCCGGCCGGGCCGGCCGGCTGCTCCCACACGCACTCCTCGAGCGGCTCGAACACGTGCCCGTCCGCCACACGGCAGGCGATCAACGCGGTCGCGTCGGTGACGGTCTTCGACCGCCGGCGGGAACCGTCGAACCCGAGCGTGATGATCTCGCCGTCGCCGACGACCTTGTCGGGCGCCGCGCAGGCCTTCCACTCCGGCTCGCTGATCCACGCATCGGCAGCCGACGTCGGCTGGTTCAGGAAGTACCGGCGCGAGTCCTGCGGATCGTTGCGGGGGTCGAGGATCTCGTCGATGATCCGCCGCAGGTCCATCACCTCGGCGAACGGCCCGTACACCTCACGCAACGCGGCGAGCAGCTCCCGCACGTTCGCGAGGTTCACGCCGACCGGCGCCTCCCGATGGTCGAAGAACAGCCGGGCCCGGCGCGTCCTGCCCTCGCGGATCTTCTTCGCAAGGTCGTGCGTCGCCTCGGCGACCGACCCTTCGCCAGGCAGGTACATCGTCGACGTCTCGAGCGACCACGGCTCGGCCTGCTTGCGCTTCGCGAGATTGCGCCGCACCGTCGCGTACATGCGCCGCAGCTCCGGCAGCACGAACAGGTGCGTCTCGTCGAAGACGACGAACGTCTCCTTCCCGCCGTCCTTCGACGCGTTCGCCGCGGTTGACGGCCGGATCTCACCGCCGTCCGGCAGGATCGTGCGGGTCACGCCGGCGGCGCCGCGCGGTAGACCTTCGGAGAGCGGGCCGTCCGTCAGGTTGAAGTGGACCGAGTCGTAGGTGTTCCCGGCCTGGCCTTCCTCGGTCGCGATGCACCGGATGAACGGCCATGTGACCGGCCGGCCCATCGGTTCGCCCGGCCGGTACTCGTAGACGAAGTCACGCCACCGGAACGTCTCGCCGCCCTCAGCCCAGCCGGCGAACCGGCACGGCCCGAACGCCTCGAACAGCACGGTCCGGGCAGCGTGGCCGGACTTGTCGCGGCCCTTCGCACGCGAGATGAACGCCGAGTCGTAGAGCCGCCGGCCCTTCGGGTCGAGCGCGTAGCAGTCGACGGTGATCTCGGTCAGCTCGTCGTCGAGCTCGACCGCCTGGCCCTCGACGTCGCCGGGCCCGTGGACACAGAAGTGCTCCATCCAGGCGACGGCGAGCCAGCCGAGCGACCGGTTGCGGTCGTGGCCCGGCGCCCAGACGACCTCACGAGGCACCGGTCAGCCGCCGGCGCCGCTCGTCGAGCCGCGTCACGGTCGCCGGCGTGCGCTGCTGGGCGAGGACCTCGAGGATCTCGTCCTTGCGGCGGGCCCGACCCAGGTCGACGCGCCGGTCCTTCGCCCACGCACGCAGCTGCCGGACCGTCATCTGCCCGAGCTCGAGCGTGTCCGGCTCGCGCTCGGCCGTCTCGACCGGGTCGACGTACCGGATCCGCAGCTTCCGGCGGGCCTCGCCCGTCGTGCCCAGCTGGTCCTCACGCCGGCGGATCTCGACCGCGATCGCGACCGTCTGCGCCGGCGCCGCATAGAAGGCGTCCTTCAGCAGCGCCGTGTCGAGCGCGAACTGCCAGTCGGCGTCGGTCCACAGCCGGCAGTGCGGCATGCGGGACACGACCGCCCACCACGCACGCGTCCGCTCGTTGATGTCGAGCTCGAGGACCACGCCCTCGGGCGTGATGTACGGCCGCGTCGCTGGCAGCTGCGGGACCGGGCCGTCGTACGGGACGTTCGGTACCTCGATCCACTCGACCGCGTTCGGGGTACGGCCGTGCTTGGTCGCCTTCGGCTCAGGGCCGGTGACAGCCATCAGTCGCTCCCGTGTCGGGGACGCGCTCGACCCGTGCCGGGACGAGCTCGATGCTTCGCAACCCGTACACGCTGCGATCCGCA